CGCCGACCGACCCGGAGGCATGGGCAACAGCCCAGCAGATCGCCAGAGACGCGCTCTCAGGCAACATCATCGGGCATGGGGCCACTCACTACCATACCACCGACGTTAGCCCCTCATGGGCCGCTGAGATGCAGTTCCGGGGGATCGTCGGCAGCCATGTGTTTTTTAACGATGGGACGTGCGCTCTGCCAGCCTGTTCGCCAGTCCCGAAGCCCCGGCCAAGAAAGGTGAAATAATTTACAGCAAGGGGTTGAGGCTATCAACAACAGGAGAAGCAACCTGAAAATTGATGTCACATACGACCGACGTCACGGCGGACCCTATGATCGGGGCGGAGCAGATTGCTATTACGGACGCGGGTTCCAGCCTCACTACTATATCGGTGATGCGCCCAAACACATTCGCATTGAGCGGGCTGGGATGTCTCTTGAGGAACTTCACGCCTATGAGGCTGGCTACTTAGATGCGCGCGCTGATGGAGATTTGAAAGAATGGGACTGCGGTGAATAAATGGCTGCGAGGCAATGGCCGGACTTGCCCTGTTTGCCGGGGCGCGAAGTGGACATTTAAAACACCTAAGCACCCGTTCAACCCTAGTCGCAAAAAATGCACGGCCTGCAATGGCTCTGGCCGGGTGGCGCTTTCGCTTGAAGACGTCGCGCTGCGCCAGCGGCAAGGTTCAAACACTTAACTTTTGAGGAGACACTTGCAGGGTAGCCTGCGCGCCGCAGTCGTGGGCCAAGTTCCGGGGTTGGCTGGGGCGGCAGGATTCGAACCTGCGAATGGCGGCATCAAAAGCCGCTGCCTTACCACTTGGCGACGCCCCAAGTCCGACGCAGAACCTATCCAAGGCGTTCAGGAGGCGCAAGGCGCACAAGGCGAAGAGCCCCAAGGCCCCCGGTCCACGGATCAAGGGCCTTTTTTATTGCCCTCCGGATAATAAAATGTTTTATTAAATTATAATCCTGTAGGAAGGCCCTCCCAATGATCGATACCATCGACTACATCACATCCATCCAACTACGACTGACCGCAGAAGTCGCACGAGAAGTCGAACACGGCGCAACACAACGCGATGTCTTCGAAGCAATAGCTCACACACTCACAGACGTCCTGCACACACCAACGTCGCCGTCTTGGGTCGCAACGTTCGCTAAAAGCAAACCACGGAACTTGGCCCACGCGTCAATCGCCAGAACGCAAAGCCTCAAAAAATTGCTCGACGACAACACCAGCGTCTGGAACGCACAATGAACCAAAAGTCAGGGGACACAATTCGCGGCCCACGGGTCACGTCAAAAACGCGCTTTCTTATATATAGAACCTAAAATCCAAACTGGAAGTGAAAGTGAAAAATGCCGTAACCGGCGTAACCGTGTAACTTTGGGCAAAAAGTCTTTGTATTATATAGACTTAGAAGAAACACAAAGTAGAAATCAAAAGTGTAACGAAACCGGAGTTTGTGTAACCAGTAAGGGGCGGAAGTGCGTTAAGGGGGGGCTGGGACTTTTTTCCGAAATTTTTTTTTCTGGCTCTATATAAACAAAGGGGCTAATTTTGAGGTAAAGTATCGGGAAATAACTGGAGTTTGCCATATGCCAAGAAAATCAAGAAAAGCAGCGGACGCCCCGAAGAAAGATACGGCCAAATCAACGCCTGTTGTGGCCAAGCGTGGCGTCGGCAGACCACGGGTAACAAAGGCCCAACCTTTGACCCGCAGGCAGGAGCTTTTTGTCAAAGAGCTGGTTTCGAAAGACGGACAGATCACCATGCGGGAAGCGGCCATCAATGCCGGGTATCCTGTCAGCTCTGCCCATACCCGGGCATACGAGCTAACCAACCCACATATAAGCCCACACGTTGTGGCAGCCATCCAAGCTTATCGTGCCGAGCTGGATGAAAAGTATGGGGTGACTTACCAACGACACCTGCGAGATTTGCAGAACATCCGTGATATGGCTTTGCAGAACGGCGCCTATTCGGCAGCAGTCCAAGCGGAGTATCGACGGGGGCAAGCGCAGGGCGACATCTATGTGAACAAATCTGAAATCCGCCACGGCAGCATCGACAGCATGAGCAAGGATGATGTGCTGAAGGCTTTGGAGGAGATAAAAAACCAATATGCCCCGGTCACTATCGACGTTACTCCCGAAGGAGAAAGCAATACCAGCAACCGCGACAAAGCGCGAAGCCGACTTTTGGCAAGCGATGAAGAGGGGTCTGAAGACGAGTTCGAGGAAGATTACAGCGACTAGGCTGGAAACGTGGGCGATGCCCGGTGTGCCTGACGTCCTGCTTTGTGACGAGGATGGAAACTTCCACTTTGTCGAGCTGAAGGCCACCGCAGGCAGAGCCGTCGAGCTACGCCCCCACCAAGTCGCGTTCATGTGCAATCACGCTCATGCAAGCGTTTGGGTTTTGGTCATGAAGAAGAAAACCAAGAACCTGCCCCAGATGGTCTATCTGTATCCGGGCAATGCCGCGATGGACCTGAAAATGGAGGGCTTGGAAGTCGAGCCCCTTTACCATGCGGAAGGCGATCCAGACTGGGAAACAATTTTTGACTTGATAAGTCCCAGATAATCGCATAACATCCCATAGTCTCTTTTAGCTTACGGAGGATATGAGATGCTTAAACAACAGCAAGATGCCGCGTCCGTTCGCCACGCCATGGCATGTTCCGGTCTTGAACTGGAGGCCGCGTGATGGATCAGAAAAACGACCAGCGACACGGCGGTCCTTTTGATAGAGGCGGCGCGGATTATTACTATGGGCGTGGATACACTCCGCATTTTTATAAGGGCGACACTTACAGCAGCGACCGTGTGGAAAAGGCAGATATGACGCTGGAGGAAGTCAACGCATATAAAGCGGGATATATTACAGCGCGAAAGAATGGCGACCAGAAAGATTGGGGGGACGACGGATGCTGATAATTGCAAAGCTCTGGGCGTATCTGAAATATGGACCGGACGCGGTGCGGGAATGGGAAAAGAAACAAAAGCGCAGGCGACCGATGAAACGACCGCAGCAGCGCATCCGCAAAAGGCGCAGATAACTTTTTAAAAATTAACCCGCTTGACCGCGGGTTTTTCTTTGGCTTATAGTATGCGACAGGTCTTATATCTACGGAGGGCAAACCATGTTAAAGACTGTTGAAACGAGCCGCGCAACGAAAACCAAGGGCGTCGCGGTAACTTATCGAGCGGGGAGCGGCGAGAAGTACGCAACCTGTCCCGCCGACTGCAAAATGAATTGCAGCGGCAAGGGATCACAAGCGATTGATTCGGAATACTTGGATGCGCTGCTAGATGCGGTTCCCCATCGCGGTGTTTCGTTTACTTACTCACATTTTGATCCGCGCCAATATGGTTGGGATCGCAAGCTTGCGCCCGGCAAAACCGTCATAAACTTTTCCACCGAAAACAAAGCCGCGGCAGCCGCGTCAATCTTGAACGGTGTCCCGTCGGTTTGCGTGGTTTCTGCGGATAGCTGGGAAGGTGAGAAAACGCAGCCCGCTGGGTGGGATGTGAACATTGTGCGTTGTCCGGCGGAATATCGCGAGGGGTTTTCTTGCCGCGATTGTGGCAACGGTGTGCCGCTTTGCGCCCGTCTGGGCCGCGATTACATCATCGGATTTACAGCGCATGGCCGCAGCAAAAGAAAAGCAGCCGACCCGACCCAACGCGGCGGATGCTATGCCGACGCGGGCAAATGCCGGATTTGGTGGGATCAAACCGCAAACAGCGACCAGCCCGACGAGACCGACGCGGAAACGGTGCGGCGCTTCGCTAAATCACTGCCGCCGCGTTCGATTATCCGCCACCATGTCGCGGGCGACATTGGGGCTGAATAATTTTTGAAAAAATAAGCTTGCACTTTATGCGAGTTTATGCGACACCGTGCGGGCAGGCCGGGCAACGGCTTGCCCTTTTAACTTTCTACGGAGAAAAATCATGACCTACACAACGAACGCCTTCGCGCATGGCATAGGAAATAGCGCAGTCTCGTCGCAGTGGTTTAGCCGCCCAGACGATCAAAAGTTTTTGTCGCTGGATGACATGCTAGCGTTTAAGAAAGTTGATGCGCAGCGCATGACGTCGCGCACTGTTGACACTCACAAGATGAAGATTGTCGGCGACGTCGATGAAAACCGCCCCAGCATGGGCGAACTGTTTGTCGAATACGACGACGATAACGGGCGCGAGCATATCAACACCCCGACCAACTGGAGCTTTGGCCAATTGGCCCAGCTTGCCGGGGCACCATCCGGCTATCTGAGAGACCTGCCCGCACCGCTTGCGGCGGATTGTATCCAATGGGGCTTGCGGTATAACCGCGGGCGCGAGCTTGTTAAGGTGTATGGCCACCAGCAGGACGGGGGCGAGCTGCGGGCCGCAACCGGGCCGGATTATGGGCGCATTTTCGATTGGGAAATCCTTGAACCCATCAAAAACCTTGTCGACGCATCTGGCGGACGCTGGAAAGTTCCGGGCATGATGGTAGGAGAATCCAACGGGCTGGCGGTATACGATCCCGAAATCCCCGTTAGCATGGACACGACCACCCTTTTCGCATCCGATCGCGACGTTTTCGTTTTCCTTGTTGATGACCGGAATCCAATAGAGGTGGGCAAGCTGGCCAATGGCGAGCCTGACCTAATGTTCCGCGGGTTCTACGCTTGGAACAGTGAGACGGGCAGCAAAACCGCAGGCATTGCGGCGATGTATCTGCGCGGCGTTTGCATGAACCGCAACCTTTGGGGCGTGGAGAATTTTCACGAAGTCAAAATTAGGCATACCAAATTCGCGCCGGATCGTTTCGCAGCGGAGGCGCGCCCCGCGTTGCAATCTTTCGCGCAGGGTGCGACCGCGACATTTGTCGAAGGCGTGCAGGCGGCGAAGGATGCGAAAATCGCGCAGGATGATGACGACCGCTTAGCATTTTTGAGTAAGCGGGCCGGACTATCTGGACGCATGGCAAGGGCCGCCGCCGCTCGTCACATTGAGGAAGAGGGGCGCCCCGTTGAGACGGTATGGGATGCAGCGCAGGCCATAACCGCAATCGCTCGGGACATTCCCCATCAAGACGCCCGTATTGAGGTGGAGCGCAAGGCGGGGGCGCTGCTGAATAAAGTGGTCGCATAACCCCCCCCCCCAACCCAACTCGGGGAACGCCCGCCATTGCGCGGGCGGTCTTTTTTTTTGGGTTTACTTTTTAAAAATTTATCGCATAATATCCCACATGTCGGACACGGTGTCCGGCCTAACTACGGAGACTTCCAATCATGCCAGAATATCACGCCGACCGTGGCCGCCGGGCAAGCCCGGCCGCTTCAACCTCTTGCGACTTGGAAACGTTTTCGAGTTGGCTGGAGAGAAATGAACTACCAGACAACCTGAAATCAGAGATGGTCTACTATCGTTTTGAGGTAGAGCACGAAGAACCGGTCACGCTATCGGAGGGCGTCTGGGAATGGATTACGCGCCACGAGCTGGAGCCGAAAGCGGGCTGGCTCCACCGCGAAGATTTGGATTTTATCAGACGCGGGCTGATCGAATCTGGCGTTGCGAAGCCTGTTAGCCGACGCCACAACGACATGTCCATGCGTATTTTAGGGGGAACGCCTAGACATAAACGCATCTGGTTTACACGCCGCCGGATCGCCTATGAATACGCGCCGAATGAAGACTAATTAAACTCGCGCAGCTGCTGGACACTGGGCCGCCCTCGGGCGGCCTTTTTTTGTGGGCTTTACTTTTGCAAACGATATCGCATATGCTCGCATACACCGGGCGGGCAGGCCCGGCCCTTTTTACCTACGGAGTGATGAACATGAGAAAAGAAAGCTTGAAAATCGCCCGCGCTTTTGCCGCGGGGAAGGCCGCGACCGCCGCACGGACGCGCACGGACGGCAACGCAATTTACCTACATGGTAACCGCATCGCGCAGCGGGAAGCGGACGGCGCAATATGGGTTACGCTTGCGGGCTGGGGAACCGTGACAACCCGAGAACGCTTAAACACGCTTTGCAGTGTTTTAGGCGTTCCGCATGGGTTCTTTCAGCGCAACCATGCGCAATATTGGCGGGCCGCGGATGGCGCGGTTTTCTGCATTGACCCGTGCGACCGCGTGGAAATTGTGAAGGGGGCGCAAGCATGAACCCTACATATTATTTCCATAAAATCACCCTGCCCGGCCGCCGGGCAGTTCCTCATAGAGGAGACAGGCACGCCATGTACTACGTTATCCAGACAAAATACGTTGGCCCAAACGAAGCTCAGGACCAGTACATTGAGATCAGCACATCCCCGGCAATCACTAACAGCAGCCGCGAGGCGCGTACCGAGGGTTGGTGCGGGACCACAAACGACTGGGCTGTATACGCTCATGGGGAGTACGCCACTATCAGAGAGGCCCGCGCCGCGATTACTGATAGGTTTGGTGAAGTGCGCGACGCCGACGCCGACGCCAGCGGCGAAGGCTTCGAATCTGACGAATCTGTTGTTGAGGCCTATAAGCCGGGCGAGCAAGCCCCTTGCTAACTATGGCCGCCTTCGGGCGGCCCTTTTTTGGTTTACTTTTTAACGCTATCGCATATTATCGCAGATACCGGGCGGGCAAGCCCGGCCCCTTTAACCTACGGAGTGACGAACATGATCGAATTACAAACAAACCCCGACTTTCTGCACACACTAGCAGCCGACAATCGCGCGGCGGGCCGCGAAGAAACCGCGAAAGGTTTGGACAGCGCAGCGCACGACATCAAAAACGTGCGCGACTATGCCGAGCAACTCGAACGCAGCGTTAACCAAATGTCGGGCGAGATCGTTAGTCACCGCACCCAGCGCGACGAGGCCGCCGCCGCGTTGCTGAGCCTCATCCGCCCCGAGCTGGAAAAAATGGTAGACCAGATGATGGAGCATAGCGGCCCGATGGAAGACCTACACAAGCGGGTTGAGTTGTTGGAAAATGACGACGACGAGGCCGCCACGATCCGTACTGAGGTGCGCGACATGATCGCTGACGGCGAAATTATTGTCTCAATTGACTACATGTAAACCAGCGCAACCGCTGGACACTGGGCCGCCCTCGGGCGGCCTTTTCTTTTGCCCGCGCATAAAACAGTGTATTACGCCGCGCCCTGCCCCGCGGGCTGTGGGCGAAACGTATAGGGCCGAGGGCCGCGTCCTATGGGTCAGGCGTATGAGACGCGCACCCCTAGCTAGTGGCGGTTATGCGCCCGCCGCGTTGCATGGATCGCCGGATCGCCGGGCCGCCGGATCGCCCAGGCGCAGGCCGCCGGATCGCCCAGGCGCAGGCCGCCGGATCGCCGGGCCGCTGGCCGCCGGATCGCCGGGCCGCTGGCCGCCGGATCGCCGGGCC